TAAATATATTAGTCAAATAATTAGTTGTCATTTGTGTTATAAATGCTATCGGGTAATTTGGCAGAAAAAAACCTCAAAGAATATATTTCTTTTATATTTCTTTTGGGTCAGAGATTTGATCAGAAAATAGCGGCGAAGGCGTATGTCAAATAATATAATTAATAATCTAATTCATTAGATCCCGGCGCAAATGAGGCCGGCCTTTTAAATTATATTATTAATTATATAATTTTTTAGCCGCGTGGGGGGTCGTGTAATATTACAAGAAGGTAATATTACTTCCGTGTAATATTACTGCTGGTGTTTTAGCCAATATTTTAGCTAATTTTTAATATATTTTTTTGACAACCTTTATGGGTCAACATTTTGTCTCTTATGGTAATTGTTTTGGACTCATTTGATTAGACATTTCTTTAGACATATCTATAAGCTGGTCCATCATTGAACCTTCAAAATTAAGCCGGCCAAGATGCTTAATATCAATACCAGGGTCAACCCAAATCTTGCCGCCAATCTTTTGCCAATAGCGACCAAAGCCATAATCTTCAGATAAAAACCGACCATCATCATCAATATAAGAATTAAAAAAAGCATATGTCCATTTGCGCTCTTCTTCATTTAAAGAGCCTGTATCGTCTTTAAATTTTAGCTCAGGGTAAGCTTCAATCATTTTCTCAAAGACTTCTCTTTTAATACACATAAACCCAGTTCCGGCATCGTGGATAGCCAAAGCGCCATCTTTTACTTCTATTTTGCCTTCAGCATTTGGTTTTGGGTTAACAACAAATCTAGTAGATTTCTTTAACAAATCTTTTGCAGCAGTGCCATCTTTAGACATCTTAACTACTTTTTCCCAATTGATTTCTTTGATCGGATAAGAGCCTGTAATTATTTCTTTATCGTGCCATAACATTTTTAAAATGTCTTCGCTTCTAAACTCCAAGTCAACATCAATAAAAATCAAATGTGTAAATTTTGGATTAGCCATAAATTTAGCAACAAGGTTGTTTCTTGCTCTATTAATTAGAGAATCAGTAATTGTACTAACAGCAAATTTCATACCAATTTCTTTACAGTACATCACTGTTTTTACAAATGACATAAAAAATGGCTCTGTCAATTGCCGATCATAACAAGGAAGCCCAAACATAGGACACCAGGTTTCAATATCTTTTGCTTCAACTTCAATATTTTGTTTTTCTATTTGTATCATAAATATCAGTATACACAAAAAAAAGGCGTAGCGTGTGAGAACGCTACGCCTTTTTAAAGATTATTAATTATTTTTTAGTTGTTGTCTTGCTAGAAACACCAGGGGTTTCTTTTGCCGAAACAGAAACATTATTTTTAGTTGCCTTAAAGTACAAAGTCTCTTCAGCAGCATCAAATCTAATAACAATTTTGTAACCCAATTTCTTAGCTTGAGCACGAATTCTTTGTTGCATTGAATTAAATGCATTACCTGGCTTAATACCTACAAGGCTATAAGTTTGATTATTTTTTACCGAATTATTTAGTGTTTCAATAATCATTGCCAATTCAGGCGATGTTCGCCCAGATCGTGCAATATCAGGTAATCTATCTACTTTGTTAATTTTAAGTGTCATTTTATTTTCTCCTGTTTGTTTATTTTGGTTTTTATGTTTCAAACATCTAAGCAAGGCTCATCTATTTGAGTAATGTCAGGCTACTGCCAAGAGTAGGCACTCACAACCTCTAAATAAAAAAATAATTACTTTTATTGATTAACTGTTTGAGCAGCAAGCAAATCGCCAACATATTTTCTTAACTTTTCATTCTCTGCTCTTACAACAGACATTTCAAGAGTCATTGTAGACAATTGTTTTACCAATTGATTTACCAAATCCTCGTGTGTTATCTTAACTTGTTCTACAGGGATTCCAGCCATTTTTCAGTATCTTCCTTTGTTTTACCATAACCCGGAACGAATTGTCCAAGATCACTATTATACACCTGCACAGTGCCATATTCAGGCATTTCTTCATCCATTTCGTAATATTTATCTGGTGAAAGAATTTCAATACTTACTTCAGCGTTTACAGCCATATTTTCTACACATACAAATACAGCGCCCGCTACAGCGTCAGCTAAATCTTTAGAACCGGAATTTGGGTGATCTATTCTGTTATTAGAGAACAACCTTAATTTCAATAATTCTTCTTCAACCAATAGCTCATCCCAATAGCCGCGCAACCGGCCATCATAAATTGCAGTCATTAAAGTATCGTAATCTGTTTTCTTAACGCTATGAAAATCAGCATTGATACCTAATGATCTAAGACTTTGGATCATTTCAATAGATTGCCATCTGTCAAAAGTAACTTTAGCAACATCAAATTTCCTACACAAATCAACAATCATTTGCCGGATTGAAGCAAAATTAATTTCTTCATTAATACTTGCTTCCCAGGCATGAACTAAATCTACTTTAATAATTGGAAGACTTTCTACTCCATTTAATGTTTTAACTTCTCTAAACCCTAAACAATGCACAAGGCTAAGCGCAGCTCTGTCTCTTTTAAGAGCCAAGTCAACATGAATAAACCTTACTTGATTATCTGTTCCATTAAACCAATTTAAAAATTGACCTTCTTCATCCATTGGATTATCTTCAAGCATAAATGCTTTTCTTACCAAATCCGGATCTCTAAAATAAGCGTCTTCCATATTTGGAGGATTACATTCAAAACGAGCAGCAGCCTCGACTGGATTCCTAATATATTCCGATTCTAGTTGCTCTCTTTTAATTGTAGGATTAACTTCCCAGGTTGCCGCTTTAATAAACCAAGTTTTTGGCTCTTGTTTTTCTTTTGCCCCATAATATCTTTGTTCAATAAAGTCTCCCTTATATCTAGGAAATGACAAAAGAATAACTTTACCTACTTCTGGAAACCGGGACATAACAGATAATTTACTCATATTGTAAATTGCAGATGCAGAACCTTTAGAACGAGTTACCCCTTTTAATTCAGCATCTGTTTTAAATGCTGCAATTTCATCCAAAACCACAGTTAATACTTCATAACCTTCCCAACCTTCACTTTCAGAATGACCAGAAAAACATCTCACAGGTCTAGAAAAGAAAAATACTTCTGACACTCTTGGTTCAAATCCAACTTCATTAAAAAACGGAGAATTCAACAATAAGTTTTTAAATGGTTCAAAAAATACTCTTTGAGCTTGTTGAGCATTTACAGCAAGGTTTAGCAAATCAATATATACTCCATGAGCTTTACCAAAATAATTTAAAGGATCTCTCAGGCAATGCAGCAAATAGATTGTATAAGCCATAGATATACGACTACAATGGTCTTTACCACTACCTTTACCAAGCATACATATTACTTCATTATCAGTATAATCTTTATAATATTTCGCACCGGCTTCTTGTCCCATCAATGATATTAATGTTTTTTCTTTAAATATCTGAGTATTATGTTTTACAATTTCTTCTTGGATAGCAGAAAGGGGCGGCAAATTTAAATATTTTTTTTCTTGCACAAATGTTTGAATTGGCACAGGAGTAGTGATAAGATCATCTGAACGCAATAATCTATCAAAATCATCAATTTCTAGATTTAAATTTAGATAATCTGACATAGATTACCTAATTGATAGTTTAAGGCGCTTAGAATTGATTTGGGATAGTCTGAGGCTATTCTTGAGCGCCTTGTTTGAACCTTTATGAGATCATATGCTGGACTCATTTCATTACCAACCTTTATGAGAGACTGTGCTGGACTCATTTCATTAACTCTCATTCATAATATCAAAAGCGATTTGCAACTCTTTCCTGACCTCTTCGGCAATATTTGGATACTTGGAAATAACATCCCTGAGAATTCTAGATAGAATTTGGTTTACATTCTCTGCTTTTTGCATTCTGGCAATGAACTGACCGTCTGATTGCGTAGCTCCCATTAGCTTATGCAATTGAGCTTTCTTGGTCGCAATCTCACCGGCCAATTTAATTGCTTGAATTCTTGCTGGGATCATACCATGATCGGTAGCGATATTCACTGTCTCCCAGGCTTCTTTACTTAACTGGTCAAACTCATTCAACGCTTTAATCGTATTGAATTGAATTTTCTCTAAAAAATAAGGGTCTTCATCTGCTTGCCGATTCAGAATCTTTTTATACTCATCTATCTGAGTTTTAACTTTATCGGGGGTACTACTCATCAAAGAAGCAATTTCGTGCATGTTATATCCTTTTACATACAGCAAACCAACTTCTTCAACATCTTTTAAAACATCAATTAATGTTTTTTCTTGATGGTCATCTTCATATCTCTCTATATCGGTCATAATTTATAAATTACCTATTATATAGTTTATCACACAGAGCGATCTTCTTTTTTAATAAACTTAATACTTGAACCAACAGCAGCAGCTTCCTTCTCCAGAACTTCATCTGGATAGCCATGCAATTTAGTGTACTGCACTCTGTAATTGAACCAGCCATCAACAGCCAACCAGAAATGAGCCGGAGTGGTCTTTTGCAATTCAGCCAGTTCATTATTTTCTAGTAGAAAACTTAAAACACCTAACGGCATATACACAACCATGTCATAGCCAGAATCTTTATCGCTTGAATATTCTTTCAAGTAATCCTGAAATTGCTGGATTACTCTTTTTACACCATCACCGGCAAAATAATCAATATTGCCCATTGCATTTCTAATTCTAGGGCAAAATTCATCAACATGAGTTATTGTACCAAACGAGCGACATACCATTGGCCGGTATCCATAAATAGTGCACCCGCCTTTATAAAAAGCACAATGTCTTTCTGTTTCTCCACCATTTTGCCATGTCTCATCATGCATAGCTGATTTCAAATCTTCAACAACACCATTCATCCAGTTATCGGCAAACTCCTGCCCTTTATCTTCAAGTTTCAAGTAATATTCTTGCCTTAATCTAAATGCAATATTGGCACATTCTCCCATATGGATCACCAGGCCAACTCGGCAGCATTCACCAGAGCCAAGACACTTAAACTGTGTTTGATTTTGTTTTGCTTCAATAATTCTGATTTGATTGTAAATCATATCTAGCTTGCTAAAGCTATTGATATCTTTTAGGCTGACTGTTCTTCTCATGGACCCTTCTTTCTAATTCGTTGAGCATTTCTTTTTCTGATTTCTCTATTTCTTTTTTCTGCCGCAATTAAAGCAGGCGGCTTAGCTCTTGTTGAGCCTCCGGTTGATAAATTACGACCTTTCCCTCTAAATTTCAAAAGATCATATTTCTTAACCCAGTTATAAACGGCCTGCGGAGTAACTTTAATATTAAAACTGTTTTCTAAATGTTTGCAGATGTCAGTAAGGTTCATCCTTCTTTTGACATACATTTCATATAAAAAAGCTTTGTCCTTGTATGGCTCAGATGTCATGAATAATCCTTTTGAAGCTTTAGCGAGTACCAGACTCCAATACCTGCTGCATCTATGATATCATCATCTTCAAGAGAATCTGGGTGATTTATAAAATATGTTTTAACAATTTCACGAACCCGACTCTTTCTCTCTTTCTTTAATTTAGCCTGTAAAGACCCTTTCTCGCCATTTTTATCAATTTTATTTTTATCAGTTGCACTTATATTCTTATACCCTATTTTGTTTTTCCAAATTAAAGGGTTTATATCCATCATTTCAACACCAAAACCACTTAGTACACCCCAGGAGTATCCTATGATATAGGAAATAATTCTGCTTGATTCAAAGTTCTGAACATATATTGACTGCTCAATAACAGCGATTTCTGCTCCATACTGCCGATGAATTTCCTTAAGCTCTTTATTTATAATTTTAAACTTTGAAGAAATCTCTTTAGTTTCTCTAAAGTTAATTTTACCGCAAGCTACCATTGATATACCATTTGCAGTATGATCAAAAATAACCCAAGCTAGAGAATTTGATGACGGGTCCATTGAAAGAACCCTTCTTACTTTGATCGCATTTACAATTTTTTTGACGCTCATAAATTTCTTTTAGCGTCAGACTCTTCCCAACCCCAAGAGATTAGTCTGTCTACGAATCTTTTTTGTTTACATAATTCGCAAATATTTTCTTTATTGTAAGAAGATAAAATAGTAGTGCAAGTTTTAGAAGCGCAAACTCTTTTTTTATTTTTGTTTCTTTTTTTCTCATAATAATTATTTAATAAATTTTTGTTGGTTACTGTTCTTCTACATTCCTGTGAACAGTAAATAGCATTATAAACCTTTGCTTCAAATTTTTTTTTACATTCTGAATTAGAACATATCTTCTTTTCGTACTTTTTCACTATTAGACCAACATAATTCAACCAAATCACAAGAGTTACAATTAGCTGATGTTCTCTTGTATGGCTGTTCAGGTATATTACCATTTAGATAATCATGATAAATCCTGGTATATTTCTTAAATAATTTTTCAATAAATTTAGAATCTTTTTCAATATAAATAGGTAAGATTTCTTGGTTGTTTTTATTTTCATAAATAACATAACCAGAATCTAGGTTTAAGCATTCCATGTAAATTTGGGCTTGTCGGTAATGTTCGTCTTTGGGTTTGTTATGCAGCTGTCGGTAATGGAAACCTTCTGAACTAATTGATTTTAATTCAATAAGTTTATTTCCATCCCAATCTATAATACCATCTGCTGTGCCTTCAATTGGCGGGGAATCGTATTTTACTGGGATTTCTTCTGCTACAAGCACACCCATTTCCCTAAAATAGCTATAAAGGCGATCATGGACCGCATGACCGTTATCAAATATACGATAAGTCTGGGGAGAAAAAGACGATGTCACATCAACGCCATTGAATAGATAATACCAATATCTGGCGCATTGGTTGGTATAACTAGGATGAAAGCCCTGCACCTGTTTGAATTTTGAAACATTCCTTAATGATAAATGATTATCAATTTCCTCAACTATGCTCTTACGAAGTTGAACAGGAGTTTCTTCAATAGTTTTTTCAGGGGCACGTAATTGTCTTAATGATTTCACTGGATTACCTTTGCTGCTAATTTGAGTGTGTTTATATTCTCTGCCAATGCTTCATACATGGTTTTCCATATATCATTAACAAACTTGTCTTGATCGCCCATAACGGCTGATTTTCTTTTAAAAACTTGTGATTTAACAATCATCAATGTTCTGTAGCCGGCAAGAAGATTTGCTGATTTAATAGCCTGCATTCCAACATAATGCTCTGGGTTTTGAACAATGTCTTCAACAATGCGCAAGCATTCTAGAAATTCTTCTGCTTTATCACCCATCATGGATGTGATCATCTCTTTACTTACAATAATATCTGCCATTACAAATCCTTTTTTAAATCTTCTATTTTAACAACTGCTTCTTTATAAAAACTCCAGTTTTTACGTATATACGGTTTATGGATTCCAACAAAATATTTATAAATATAAATACCAAAATAGTATCCATCATCCCAATTATAACTAACACCAAAAGCTCTCCAATGAGATAGTTTATCACAAAAAAATCGGTATTTACCTTTAAACATTTTTAATTATTTCTCCAATCCATTTAGCAACTGGTGATGCAACAGCATTACCGCACATCTTGTATCTATTTGTATCTGCGATTATTTTGCCTTCATCATTATACTTAGTATGGTTATCAGGAAATCCCATTAATCTTTCACACTCCATCGGAGTTAATTTTCTTAAAAGCAAATCAGAAGTCATTACACCATGCTGCGAAATTGTATCAAGAGTATAAGATGGGTCATTTTCGTCACCAAACCCTTTGCCTTGTGGACCGGATTTATCTGAGCGATTAATAATTGTTCCCTGAATTGGAATTGCAATATGGTCTGCCGAATCAATACCAATTCTTAATGTCCTATAGACATCTTCGCTTATAGCATTGTTATAACCATCATAAGCCAATACAGGATTTTCCAATCCCACCAAAGGTACTTGCCCACCACCTGTACCCATTCTGTGTTTTAATGTTGGGGTGATTTGATCTTCGTAAATACGAATATCATTTATTCTTGTGCCATCAACAATGATTGGACCTGGGACTGCTACTGCAATTCCGTTTTGACCATACAATGTTTGAGAAACATTTTCAGAAGAAATTGGGTCTTGTTTTGCATGAAAAGATATTGGGTCTTCTGCAACGATATTTGCTTCGGGGCGTTTGTAATCTGTAGCCCGAATACTTACTCCGCCCTCTGTCCATTTTCCATGTCCGGTTTCACCATAGACGCTAGATTTTCCAAGGATTGACGCAATCGCTTCGGAAGCTCGTTTCCCTTTTTTCCTGCTCTGTTTAATATACCCTTTGCTGTCTTTGGGGACAGGTAATATTTGCTCTGGACATCTTGCAACGGTTCCAGGATCGTAGCAAGCAAGCATAAAGATACGCCTTCTGCGCTGGGCGACTCCGAACCATTGTGCATCCAAGATGTGCCATTCAATCGCCAATGCCCCGATGTTTGCCATTTCGTCAATGACCCTTGCGAAGTCGTTTCCTTTATTGCTACTGAGGGCACCTGGGACATTTTCCCAGATTGTCCATTTTGGAAATTCATTTCTAGTTGCATCTCTCATCTCCTTGATAACTCTAATTGCTTCGTGAAATAACCCTGATCTTGAACCTTCTAAACCTCCACCTTTGCCTGCAATTGATAAATCTTGGCATGGGCTACCAAATACAATGCAATCAACTGGGGTTAGTTTAGAACCATCAACATCTCTAATATCAAAATACTTAGGAACAGTCGGCCAATGCTTTCGCAATACGGATTGACAATGCTTATCCCATTCCACTTGCCATTCGCAATTCCAACCGGCACTCTCCATGCCTAAATCAAAACCGCCAACACCCGCAAAAAGTGAACCAAATGTATTATTCATACTCCGTGCCTTCCACTAGCTCTCTAAATACTTCCCAGTCAATGATAGCAACCTTAGATTCTGAATTGCTACCTAAAACTACAGAAATACATGGGTATTTATAATTTGAATTCCAAGCGTCTTTACGCATCTTTTTCCAATTTATAAGATTTAGAGTAAAGCTTTTCTCGTTATGCTTGTAATCCACTAAGAACTTATTCAAAGAAGCATCTCCTTTCTTAAGACCACGCCCAGAGTTTTTGACTGGCTTGGCTTTATCTCTTTTGATTTCTTCTTTTTCAGTTCTTTTCACCTATCCCCGAATCGCTTTCTCCAGCTCCGTTATTTCTTTTGCTGACAGTTCAATGCTTGATAAACCATTCCACTTACTTTCTTTATAAGTATACCAAGCGCCTTTGCGTTTAATGATATCCATTTCAATAGCAATATCAACCAATTCTCTTCTTGTATCAATCTGACCGAGTTGAGGAAGAACATAATAATAACCTGTGCTGCCAATAGTAGGGCATTGTTTTGTTTTTTCAACAGTCCATGTTGCTTTTTGGCTTGTGATCATATTATTCTCTTCTCTTTCCATCTCGCCTTTAGACATAGACAAGAAAAGTTTAATAATATTAGACATGTTGTGGTGAACTGTGTTGCCCATCTTGGCTTTAGTAATTGCATACATACCACTTAGATCAACTGTTTGGTGAGCGACAAATAACATAATGTTACGCTCTTTATGAAGATAGTTCACTAGCTTCTGCAAGAAATACCCTTGAGAACGAGCAGACAAACCCATTGCTTTACCACCCTCTGGTTTGTCATAAAATTCTTCTTTAACAATATTTGATAGTGAATCAAACAAGAAAATATGTTTTTCTTTATCATCAGTAAGATATGAAATAATATTTTTCATAATGTCTTCAACAACTGTTGATTGAACAATTACTACATCATCAATATCAATACCGCATTTTTTTGCATATTCATCATTGTATGATGATTCCGAGTCCACAATAACTGGTCGGTATCCCATCTTTTGAGCCTCCGCAATAATTCTGAAACACATTGTTGTTTTACCAACAGACGGTGTTCCCCAGAACAAATGAGTTGCCCCAGAATTCAACCCGCCATTCAAAGCCCTGTTCAAGCCAATACTTGGGGTTGGAATAACTTCGTGAACAGGCATTACTTCGCCTTTTCGTTTATCTACAATTAACATTTATTCTCCTATTCGTTTAGAACTATCATAACATATCCGTGAAGCATAATTAGCTAAACGGATTATAAATTTGCTAACCATTTTTGAACTTTTTCTGCATCGTGTCTGAAATCAACAGCCTTAACAAAAGATTCTCTTGCTGATAAGGACATCATTTGTAATTTACTTTTATCTAAAATTATTTCTTTCATGTACACTCATTGTATCTAAATCAATACAATTATTAGGATTAAATAACTCCTCGCCAAGACTATTTTTATAATAAGAGCTACGAATTATTGTTGGTTTACCGCAAGCATATGCATTATATAAAATATGACCGTAACCATCCCCACCGTGTTTAACATGAAAAATAAAATCATTTTCTTGCATTGACTTAGCCAATGCTTCTGGACCAGCAAAATTACCATCACGACATTGACCACCATAACTTGATAGTTGAATGTTATCATCTTGCAGTATTTTTTCTAAATTAATAAAATCATCCCAGCCTTTGTTAGCCTGAAGAACATTAATATAACTGCTTATTCTATTAAAACCAAAATTATCAGTTGGTTTAAAAATATTCATATCAAATTCTTGATGGTAATAAACAATATTAAGATCTTGCCAATCTTGATTCTTGATTGAAGCTAAAACATTACTACCGTCTTCTGGCTTAGACCAATTGTTGCCAATATGTATAATTAATTTTGCTTTAGGTTGATATTTATCAATTAATTTTTTATAAATCTCAACATGTTGAGGTATAGAAGCAATAATAAAATCAAA